GGTGAGGGAGCCGGGGTGAACGCAAAAGCCTCTCGTCTGCAGATATGTGCCGGTCTGGCGGCTCACTAGTCCAGATCCCAAAGTCTTTGATTTTTTGCATGATGTTCAGGCAATAAAAAAGCCCCCGGCTGTGCCGAGGGCTTGTTGAAAATGAGGGAAGTTTACGAAAGTAAATTCATCAATGCGGTGAACTTGTATACAGCTGGGCGTCTTCCTTTGCCTGAAGATATTTTTTCAATAATCTTTGCTGATTGAAGTTTAGAAACGATCTGCACAACTGTTTGTTTTGATATGTGGGGGTTCTTCTGACGAATCCCCGGTATTGTGAAAATGGGGGATTCAAAAACGTAATCTAGCAAAGAAATCGCAAATGCAGAGTTGGTTTCGTTAGAAAACGAGGATTTTGATCTTTCATATAAGTTAGTCATTCCTTGTAGGAGGCGTGTGTTATGCTCGCAGTGTTCAACGACCCCTTCTAGGAAAAATTGAATCCAAGGACTCCAGTTCGCATCTTTTGAAATGAGTCCGAGAGTTTGATAGTACTTCTCTCTATGGCTTTGTAAATAAGAACTCATGTAGAAGCAAGGTTTTGTAAGAACGCCTTTGTGCGTCAAGAACAAAGTAATAAGAAGGCGCCCCATACGTCCGTTGCCATCAAGAAACGGATGTATCATTTCAAATTGTGCGTGCATGACAGCGACTTGAACCGCTGGATTTATATCGTCCCTTGATAAGAATAACAACCAGTTTTCTAAAAGATCTTGCACACATATAGGGCTCGGCGGAATGTACGAGGCATTTT